AGTTTTGTTTCATTATATAATTGAGTAACATATTCCCAATTGAATTTTTCTTTTATTTCCCTTCTTACTATCTTTGCGTTTGAAAATTTAGAAACAATTTCTTGTACTGAATCATATGTAGAAAAGTTTTCCCACTCATAAACTACAACATACATTTCATCTACAATTTCAGTATAATGATTAAGCATATGCCAGAGAGTGTTTGTTCTGCTTCCTGTTACCGTAACCAATCTTTTTTTATTCATTTTCTATTTTCTAGTTAGTATTGTTAAACCAGTGCTAGCAACTTTTTTATCGAACATACGAAAATTTTTTAAATTTACCAAATTCCATTCTGGATTATTTTCCAATTCTTTTACAAATTTTGCAGGCCCATCGAATGTTACGAAATCTTTTTTAGAATTTTCAGTAACAACAAATGTGTCATGATATTTTTGGTCGGTATCGTGTATTGTTATAATTGCATTTTCAGACATTATTGTAGAATATAATTCAAAGTCCAATTTAACACCTTCGTATGAATGGTCTCCGTCAATATGTAAATAATCAATTTTAATATCTTGTCTTACAAAATAATCATAAAATGCTCTTTCAGATGTTTCCAAAATAATTTGAGGACAAAAATGTTTTCTTAGGAATGAATCATCTGCAGTCCAATCGGTAAATCCACCAACTCCATTAGATGCATCAACTATTATAGTAGTTCCTATATCCCCCCATTCATTTGCAGGATTTCCTTCAAAAATACCTTGTGCATGTAAATCCATTCTAGCCTGTGTCATTAAACGGGGTATAAATCCACCTCCAGAACCAATACAAACGCAAACTTTTGCCCGATTAAACATTATCAAAGAATATATCATCATTCCATCTCCTAAATGTAAATCGGTTGCACCATGTGTCCAACGATATTTTATTGGTTCTAATATCATATTTCCATCTTCATCTATTGTGTGATTATTGGTAAGATATTGTTTAATATATTCTCTATCAAATAAGTCCATTTTTTATTAATACATTTGGTTTTATAAATTCATTAAAAAAATCATATGATTGTGTTTTATCAAAATGCCAATTATTTTTTGGATATTCATTTTTTACATTATATATCCATTCTAACATTCCACCACCAAACGGATTTCTATTATCATCAGTAAATAAAAATTTATTTAAATCTATCTTTTTTAATAAAACAGGAATAGAATCGGTATCTATAAAAATATTTTGCATTCTTTCCATTTTTTCTAAAACATTTTCTCTATTTCCATAATAATCACCACTATTATCCATCAAATTTTTTATTTGTTGAATTGTTGTTGATAATGTAAATAAATTACCGATTGTAATCATTGTATATGGAATATTTTCGGAATTTAAAAATTGTTGAGTAAATAATATATTTTCTAATGTATCAATTACTGCACCATAAACTGAATAATAATGATTATAAAAATGTTCATTTTTTTCTCCTAAATTACTACCATTAGGCCAATATCTTACAAATGTTGTATTTTCATTGTGTGTTATTGGGTAGTCCCATCTATCTATTGTACTCCATTGAATTATAATATAGTCCCATTTTTGTTCTAATGATTTTTTTGTAACCATTCTTTTTATCAATTCATTACTTGCACCTGGTAAACTAATATTACAAACATAAAGTTCATTTGTAAATTCTTCTTTAATCCAATCTGCCCAACTATTCTCTCTTTCATCATTTTCACCATTAGTGTGGTGTGAAAAAGAACAACCAACAATTAATATACTTTTCATTATTTAAAAATAAAATTTTGAACATCTTTCATACCATCTATATATTTTGAAAATATTTTATTTTTGGTATCAATTAATTTATATCTATTTTCTTTATAATACTTATCAATATCAAATTCTCCTGAATTAATTTTATCTATTAATTCTTTTAATTTTTTTGTTACAATTTCACCTTGTTCATATGGACTTTCAATTTTATAATAAGAATTATCCAATCCAAATAAATCCAAACAATTATAACAGCCCAATTCCTCTAACATTTCATAAAATCTATTTGCACCATAAATTATAAAAAACTTTTCAGTTAAAATTGGGTAATATGATTTTTCTGAAAAATAAGAAAACATTGTTTCAAATAAAATATGTGTTTCTCCAACAACATCTATATAACTTTTTTTATATTCTTTATGTTGTAAATAATGTCTTAAGTGTGACCAAAATTCTTTACCTAAAGTATCTGGCATTTTTTGAGAATAGTAATCATATCCTCTATAATCAACATCTTTAAAATAATCATATAACCATTTACTTTGCATTAAACAATTATCAGTAGAATATACAAATCCCCTATCTTTCCTTTCTTGATATTCACCATACATCATTTTATTTAATGTACAATACCCATAATCCACTATATCCAAATCGTGTAATTTATTTATTACATTCATTCTATGTGGTCTTGGTTTTAATGTTAAATGAGAATATATTTTTTCTGCATTTTCAATTTCTTCAACTGGAAATAAATTATAAATGTTTTTAATATCATTTTCTCTAAACATTTCATTTATTTCAAAACTCATCAAATCACCAACTATATGAAATATATTAAAAGTTTTTGAAAAAATAAATCTATCATCCCCATCAAATAATTCATAATCAGTAATCTTAATACAATCGAATCCATAATTATATTTTATTAAAAAATAATTTATAGTTTCGTATTCATTTGGTTCAAAGAATGCAAAATTAAATACAACTTTTACACTTCTATCTTTGTATCGTTGTATTAATTTATCAAAATCAGAAATACCATATTGTTTGAATATAAAATCAAAGTATCTTTCAAATATCCATCTATCAAATATTACAATAGAATTTTCTGGTGGATTCATATAATAGTCATATTCTAAATCAACCAATCTTGTAGTTGGATTTGAATGTAATGCCGTTGTTGGATATGGACAAACATATAACTGAACATTTTCTTTTGTTTGGTTTATATCCAATTCTAATTCTATGATACAAGGTTTTGTTTCCTTTATATCATAATATTTTAAAGTATGTAATGTTTTGTTTATTTTTGTAATATGTTCCGAAAATATTGCATAAAATAACCCCTCCGTTCCTATAAATGTTTTCATATAACTTTCAATATTTCGTTAATCCAATTTTGTTTATTTGTATATTTTGTTAATCCATCTCTCAATTTACAAAATTCTAAATTTACTTTTTCAAATTCATCTTCTTGTATTTCCAAATACCTTTGATGAAATTCTCCTTTACTACTTGCTCTATATTTGTAATCAATATGTTTCATCCAATCGGTATGTATAATTGGAATTTTACCATTATCTACTGCATCAAATATTGCATACCCAAAAGGTTCTTTAATATAACATCCATGAAATATTTGAAAATTACCTTCAAAAAATTTATTGTGAAAATGATAATCAAATTCCATAAACCTATGATAATCCGAATTAGTATTAGAAGCTTCCAACATTCTTTTATAATCATATTTGTTTGAAAATATAATGGATGGGATATAGTCTAAATAATGTGCATTCTTTCTGGTTTCACATCTTGCAGCATATCCTATTTTGTTACTTACAATTCCTGTAAATGGTTTATTATGTTTCCATTCATAATAATTTGTAATTTTTTTTGTTTTTGGATAATGTTTATGTATTGTATCATTCTCATACCCTATCCAAACTATATTGTCGGAATTATCTAATATTTCTTTTTGCCAATTCCAATCGACTTTTGTCATTACATTTTCATAATTAGAATTTAGTCCCAACATATCAGGAATGAAAGCGTGGACAAATGTGAGATAAGTTTTGTGTAAATAATTTTTAATGATAGGATTTGGTTTATAAGAGTGATGTAAGAAAATAATTTTATCACACTCTCTTAATATTCTATCAACTTCCTTTTCGTTTTCGTAAGTGTAGATTGCACCAAATTCTTTAATCAAAGGCCTACCATCAATTACAATTTTGTAATCTTCTTTAATTAATGGTAAAACATTATCTATAAAGTTATTGCACCACAAATCGGCACCACCAATAACATTTTTTCCGTAACCCGTTGTAATAAAAACTATCATATTCTTTTTTCTATAAACTGTTTTAATTTTTCTGCCCATTCAATTTGTGCAAAAAGACCTGCATGATTGTCTCCAGAGTATCCATTTGTTTCGTCTTTTATCAATTTATTTTGTTGATATGCCCACAAATTTAAACAATTATGTCCGTCAATCATAATTATATGCTTATCTCTAAAATCATTCGTATAAATTTCTTTCACCAAATAATTGTAAAAAAATCCATCGGTTGCTTCTATAAAAAAATTAATATTATGTAATTTAAAAAATGATATTAAACCTATAAATTGCATTGCTAATTCATCATATTCATTTAATATAGAATGATAATTTTCTAAATAATTTTTAAAATCTAAATTATATTTTTCAAAATAAGAACGTGGTTTTGATGGATTTGGATGTGAATCACAAGTTTCTATCCAATCTATTTTACCGTTGTCATCATATCTGCAATTTACAACCAAATTACAATTTAATTCTTTTGAATAAAAATCTAACCTAACGGTTGGGTTGTTTATTTGTAAAAAAAATAAAGTTTGTTTTGATTCTTCTAATCCAACTTCTCTTATGTATTGCCAAGTTTTTCGTATCAATCTTCTAGCACCGGTACCGGATTTGGCTGTATTTATACATTTTAATCCCATAGAATCTGCCAATATTTTTGGGTATGCGACATCTTTTTCATTTTTATAAAATATATTATGATTTTTTCCATACCATTCAATTGATTGTGGCCACCATAATCCACCACCCGCTGTATGTGAACAACCCGTTGCATATAGTGTTTTTATTATATTCATATTACATTTTTAAATTTGCCGTTTCACAAATTTCCATCCAATAAAAATATGATGCTTTTTGTTTATCTATATTTAAATTTTCATTAAATGGAGATTTATTTATATAATCTCCTTTATAAAATAAACCATCACAAGAACATGTTGCACCCGCATTGTGTAATATTGTATATTTTTTAACATCCGAATATGGGTTTGTTACCCAACCAAAATCTAATCTTTTGTCTACTTTTGTTTCATTACCAAAATACCAAGCATTCCAAAGTAAAGACCACATACCAGCTGTCCATTTTTGAATTGGATAAGTTGCATCTTTCCATTCCGGTTCCACTTCACAAAAGTAATTATAAAGTTTTATACTGTCTTTTTCTACCTTATCCCAAAATTCAAAATTAGTATTTTTTACTATGTATTGTGCACCACCAGAATTGTTGTTTAATAATTTTGGAATTAGTTTATCTATTCCAATTATTTCACACATTTTTTCATAAAGTTTTTCCCCTTTAGAAATAACATAATCATAATTTATATAAGAATTTGTATTACTCATATACCATATATTATCATCTATCATTGAAGTAAAATCAACCGGTCTTGTCAAAACTATATCAGCATCGTGTAAAAATAAAACTTCATCTTTTAATTCTGGATATTTTTGAAGATGTTTTTTCATCAAATGAAAATAAATTGATGGCAAATAAAATTTTTGTTCTCTTGTATCATTATAAAAATAAAAATTAACATCTTTATAATATTCCTCCAACACCAACCATTCGTTTGGTATTATATCATCTTCGATAGAACAGATTATATTGATAGAATCTGGTTCTATATCCATTTTAATAAAATTATTTAATAAAACTTTTATCTGCCAAAGATAATATGTGTTTGCAGGTTGGCAACAAATGTATTGTAACTTTTTATTCATATTTTTTACTTAAAGTATTGTTTCTTCCGGATAAGACATTATAGTATAAACATTTGATGTTGTATCTTTTAATTCTTGTAATTGATATTCCGCTTCTTCGTTTGTATCAAAAATAAATTCATTATCATTTTCATCAATATAACTTTTCCACAAATTTGAATTAATTTTAATCATTATTATATATTTCATATATTTTATTTTTTATTAACATAAAGAACGAGCATCTCCAGCTACCGATATGTCTGTGTCTGAATTTATTGTAAATTGATGATACCCATCTACAGGACAACCGGTTGGTGTTGTATATGTATTATTTGCCAAATCCGCACTAGATATACATAAGTTACTTCCTGCATCTGTTGTATTTAAATACAAAATAGTTCCTGCTGCTAATGTAAATGTATATTTTAATGTACCTGTTCCTGATAGTGTATCTCCACCATTTCCAACCAGTGCGTCATTTATACCATACCATATTAATGTAGTAAGTGCACCAAATCTCCTACCATATACTCTAACCGTATAATTTGTTGGTGCAGCCGTTGTTGTAGTTGTGGTAGTAGTAGTTGTAGGTGCAACATAACATGATAATGCAGTCATTACTTTTGTCATTGAATTTCCATAAAAATCACGTATTCTAATTCTCCAACTTATACCATCAGCCAATCCGTCTAATTTATATGATGTTACATTTCCAATTTCAATTATATTGGTTTCTGCATTTAATTCATTAACAGTTGCACCCCATATTACAAATTTAGTACTACCACCACCTGCAATGTTAATTAAATTTATATAACCATTTGTTCCGGTGGTGTCATTACATCCTTGTGTACCCAAATCAAAAGTAATCGGTGGTAGTGTTGTGGTTGTAGTTGTCGTTGTAGTTGTGGTAGTCGTTGTAGTCGTTGTTGTAGTTGTCGTAGTAGTATATGTACACGAAATGTTTGCAGTTTTACTTACCGTAGTTACACCATCCGTTACCTGTATAGCAAAGAAATCAGAACCACCTGTTGAATTTCTTAAACCCGTTGAACCATTGTAAGGTGATGTGTCACTTGTTATTGTAAATGGTGTAGTTATACTGACCCAAGAACTATATGTACCAGACCAACCAGCTCTCAATTGTAAATTACCATATCCACCCGATGATGTAACAACCACCCTTCCTTTATATGTTCCAACATTATCACAATCCGGTGTTGTTGTAATAGACAATGGAGCTATTGTAGTAGTAGTTGTAGTGGTAGTTGTAGTGGTAGTCGTAGTAGTAGTGGTGGTAGTAGTTGCACCCGCGTAACTATAAAAATCACTAAGTTTATCAGGTATATCAAATTTTGTATCACCCGTTGCAGCCTTTGCAGTTGCAGAATAATTTCTCAATGAGTTCGAAGAAGAACCCAAAAAGCTTTTAATTTCTGACATTTTTATTGGCCCACTAGACTGTAAAGGCATTATTTATTATTTTTAAGTTCTTCTATTTCTGATTTTAATTCTTTGATGGCCTCAATTAAAAGGGCTACTAATTTTTCATATTGTACACCTTTATAACCATTATGTCTCGTAACTACAATATCAGGTAAAATACTTTCAACTTCTTGTGCAATTACACCAATATCACTTCCTTTTTTAGAATGAATTTTTTCAAATCCTTTTTTCCATTTAAAAGTATTTCCGGATATTTTTAAAACTTTATCCATTGCATTTGGTATTTTAACAATATCTTCTTTTAATCTAATATCGGATGATGTGTTTGCTGTTACATCACCAGTAAATGAACCTTCACCACCAACTTCTAACATTACACCACTTGTTGCAGCTCTATCCATTTTTACATAGTTGTTTGCATCTCTACCAACTTGTAAACCACCGGCAATAATTTCAACAAATGAGTTTGCCGGAGAAGCCGTAAAATCAAATGGAGAAAAACGAAGTGTACTTGCAGTATAAACACCACCATTATATGTACCCTGTGCTTGCCAAGTTACTCTCGTTATTATCTCATATGTACCACCATCCCCCGCAATTGTAATACTATTTTGTTTGTTATTAATTGCTGCCAATGATACACTTGTACCAAATGAAACACCATCTTTATATTCTGCAATAAGATATTCAGTATTTGGTGAAGTTGTTTTTCTAATATACACCCTTTCCCATATATCAATTGCATATGGTGTTCCTTGTCCACTTGAAATTGTTACACCATTTGTACCATTTGCTTCGGTAAATACTGCCTTTAGATTCCAAGTTTTGCCGGATGTTAATATAACTGAATTTAAAGATGTTTTTGAATATGTACCCTCCGAAATTGTTCCCGTATCGTTTGAAGCAGCACCATATCCTAATTGTGCAGAACCTGCAGATAATGAAGATAATGATGCATTTTGATTTATGTATATCCTACCGGCACCAGATGAATCAAATACTGTAATTTGTTTATTTGCAGAATCTAATGTTATACCATTTGTTGAATATATTCTACTTGAGTCAATACTCCATCCACCAATAGTTGCATCGGATGTTGTAAGTGAACCATTTATACTCAATGAAGAACCATTCCAAGTTAAACTATTTGTACCATTTCCACTTAAATAAAAGTTTCCAGAATCACTCATATAAGTTTTCCAAGTACTACCATTATAATATCCCAAATAAGTAGAACCCAAATATAAACCACTACTACTTGCAGATGGTGTTTTTGTTAATTTACCAGATGAATCCGTAAATACTTTTCCATCAACTACCGATGCAGATAAAGCAGCATTTCCGGCCGCAGTAGAAACATCCGTTGTTGTTGCCGCATTACCACCTGTAACGGTTATACTACCATTCACACTCAAACTGGTACCATTCCAAGTTAATTTATCTTTTAAAGAAAATTGTCCCGTATTATCTACATAAAAAGTGGTGTTGGAATTATTATATGTACCAGTTCCAACATACATTTTATTTGATGCAATAACAACACCACCAATAGTTCCTCCTGTTGCCGTAATAGTACCATTGACACTTAATGTACTTCCATCCCAATTTAATTTGTCACCCAAAGAAAACTTACCAGCACTATCTAAATAAACATTTGTATTTGAGTTATTAAATGCACCTGAATATTCCGTATCACCAACAGGAACCGAACCACCTATGAATATTTTTCTTGGAGTTTGTCTTGCATCTAAATAAATTGAATTTGGTGATTGTCCAACTTTAAATAATGTACTAAAATAACCCAACTGACCAGCAATTACTGGAGAATAAATTGAAGAACTTTCTATAAATGTTCCAGGATATCCACCATCTGCCAATAATTTTACTTTTGACAAAGACGAAGATAAAGTTAATGCAACACTTTGTGAAATAGAACCACTAACACTTCCAATTGTTCCACTAATAGAGGAACTGACACTTCCTATCGTTCCACTAACCGATGAACTAACAAATCCCAATGAACCACTAATTGAAGAACTATTGAATGTAACAGTTCCAGAAATAGATGATGAAACTTGGTATAATGCATCTAATGATTGTGATAAAGATTGACTAATGGATGAACTAATAATAAAATCAACATCAACTGCAGAACCCGTTGTTCCTCCCGTAAATAATGCGGATTGGGTTACAGCAACTGGAACATAATTGTTGTTTACATCATAAAATTCAAATTTAAAATTAAATGTTTCATTACCAACAACGGTCGGCATTGTAGTTATAAAAGAAATTTCATCTGGTGAAAAAGCAGTATCTTGTGATAATTTTAAACTAACATTACCAACATACCATTCACCTTGTGATTGTGAAAAATATAAACTTGCACTTGGATAATTTCTATCTAATTTAAATGGAATAACAGTATCTAATAAATTTTTTGTAGGTTGTGTTCCGTATAATGTTCCAATACTACTTGAAACAATAGTTGGTGTTATTCCATCACCCGATGTTGTAACTTGACTTAAATAAATTCCTAAATTACTTGCAGTAGACGAAGAATAAAATGCGTCAAAATTTATTTCATATGTATTTGAACTTTTTATATCTAATGATTGTGAATATCTTAGATTTCCATTACCATTAAGTTTTAAACCACTTTCTACTCTACTACTTGTTAATTCTGCAGTTAAAGAACCAGTATTCCAATAATTTGTTAAAGTTTCTTGTGTAAAAATACCAGTATTACCAACTACACTACCACTAAGGGTAAATGATGTTAATAATTCTTTTGCCTCAACTAATATGTCTTGTATTAAATCATAATCGGAAATAGTTCCTTCTGATGTTCTAAATACTTTTACTCTTTTTACATCTCCTGCAAATGTTTCTAAATTTGAAAGTTTAATATCTGCAAAAGATTGATTTATAGTTGTTGCAACCTTTGACCCAGATTCTATTCTATATATCGGTTCTACAATTTCGTTAATAGTTGGTGTAGGCCTTTTATAAAAACGAATTTTGGTTGTATTTGGTAAAGATGGATTTACATCAATTTGTTTTTGCCATTTTACATTGTATTTACCAACCCAATCAACTGGTACCGGTGTGGTTATCCCATTTCCATCAACATATTCGGAAACTTCACCTAATATTGTTAATGTACATGGGCCATAAGCGGTATCATTGTATATATAAACAGCAACAACCTTTGAAACACCTTCAAAATATTCTGTTACAAATGCGGTTCCGTTAATTGAAGAAGAAATTAAACCTTCACCTGGTTCGTGATAAATGACATTACCAGCAGAATCCTTTAATTCTATTTGTATTTTAGTATCTGCAACCAAATTTTCAGAACCTGCAATTAAAAATGCATTCTTACCACCGGTAAATGTGTTTGGTAATTCGGTTATTTTAAAATACTTACTATCTGGTTCAGTATCTCTTACTAATACTGCAAATTTTTCTAAATTTTTTGGAAATAAGGTCTTTTTGATTACAGCCATGTAAATCTTTTTTATAAATATCTTCAAAAAAATTATTATCTCATATTTATATAAAGAAAACTAATAAATACTATAATGTATTATAGAAAACTAAAGAAAACTAAATAAGTTATGAAATACGCAATGTTACAAATCAAAAAAGAAACCCATGAACTTCTCAAAGAATATTGTGAAGAACACGGGTTTAAAATGGGTAGTTTAGTTGAAAATCTAATTAAGAAACACGTCGGTGTCTCAAAACCACAATCTAGTGTGTTGAAGGCTGATAAGGTTATTATTAGAAATCAATCATACTAAACTATTCCAGAATAAAAAGATACGATATTGTACTTCATATCTTTATTTACTTTTTCCACTTCGTGAAATAAATTTATATCCGAATCCAATACTACAAAATTAGGAAATACTGGATTTATTTTTATCTTTTCATTGTTTTTATCATATAAAATTAAATGTCCTCCATTTTCTTCGTTCCATTCATTATTTAAAAAATATAGAAAAACACAAATTCTATCTTCTGGTCTGCCATCATCGTGTAATTTTATCTCACAATCTTTATCATAGAATTGTAATTTAACATTTTTCATATAAGATTTATAATTCTTATCGGAATAATATTTCCTTGCAAAATTCTCTTGAAAATTAGATATGACATCACCATTAATTAAATTATCTATTTCTTCATCCATAGAAGTTCCAAAAACCCAAGTTGGATAAAAATCACACTCTTCCATTTTTTTAATCATATATTCATGTGATTTCTGATAAACAAAATCGGTAACATTTAAATTTCTATCTCTCTTTAAGAAATTTTCATATACAATTTCTTCCATATACGATAAGTCCTTAAATTTATACCAATAATCGTATCTAGAAAATCTTTTGATATTTTTATTATCTATTTTCGATTTTATAACTTTAAATTTTTCTAAATCAATCAAATCTGTATAGTTTTCCAAACTATCCAATAGATAACCATCATTTCTAAATTTTTGAACATCCATCATAAAAATAAATATTAGAAGTCAATCTTACTAAATCCGTTTTCTTTTTTAATTTCAATAAGTCCATCTACGATATCTCTCATTTGTTCTAAGTGAGAAATCATCCATATAAAATCAAATTGAGTTTTAAGATATTGCATCATCATAAATAAAGATGATAAATTATCCGCATCTAAAGTTCCAAATCCTTCATCTACTACTAAGAAATTCGGACGAGGTAAATTACATACATTGATAAGTGCAACTCTAATTGCCAACCCACTTACGAATTTCTCCATACCACTACACATCTCCAATGGCCATTCCTGGTCTTCGTAAACAATTTTTGCATTGATTGATTTACCATCCATTTCCATTGTAATACCAAAGTCTACAACTTGTCCTAAAATGTTATTTATTTCGGATTCAATTACAGGTAAAGCCTTTGTAATTAACTCATATGGAATACCATCTCTCTTAACGGCATCTAAATAATAGGAGTATAATCGGTTCTTTTCTTCCAATTCCTTAACATCACTCATCTTTTGTTTGATAGTGTCTATATAAGTCTGTAATGAGGAAATAGACCCATTTATAGTAGCTATTTGTTTACTAATATCTTTGATATCTGATTCAATTTTCTTTTTCTCAATTTCTAAGTCTTTGATTTGTTTTTCTAATTCTTTATTGCTTTGAATTGTTTCTTCATTTTCAAAATATCTTTCAATATCTTCTTCTACCTTATCTAATTGAGTTTGTAATAATTCTTCTTTTGTTTCTAAACCAGACAATTCAGCTTGTGTCTTTTCTTTAATAACATTACCCTTTGACCATTTAGTTTTTAAGTCATTATATTCTTCCCAATGTGTTTCAATCTCACCAAAGTTTCCAATTTGTTGAAGTAAAGCATCGTAAGCAATATTCAATGTTTCCATTTCTTTAGTTTGACTTACAATATCTTCTTTTGCTTTCATTGCATCTTTTACGAACACATTATCACAACAAAATTTACAACTTGGGTCGTATTTATGATTATCTAAATGTGAAATCTTTCTTTGATTTGACTCAATTGATTGTTCCAATAATGCAATATAATGTCCCGTGTTTTTCTTTGAATTTAATGCAATATCATATTCTTTTTTAGCATCTTCAATTGGAGTATCATTAATAGTTTTTCTATTTTCAATTGATTCTGAAAGTTCGGTAAGTAAAGTTGTATATTCTTCAATCTTATCTTCTTTTGTTTCATAATCTTTAGTTAATTGTTCTAATTGTGATTTTAAGTCATCTCTTTTTGTTTCCAATGTAGGTAAGTCTAAATTAGAATCGATTGGAGTAAGGTTTCTACTTAATTCTAATATAACACTATCCAATCCATCTTTATCACCATTTAATCTAGATAATTCTTTTTCAAATTCTTTTAATTCACCTTTCTTATCTTTTAACTCATTTGATTTATCTGCAAGTTCGGTTGTAAAATCGGTTTTCTTAAAATTTTTGATAAGAACTGAAACTTCTTTAATATCTTCAATTGCTGTATCATATAATTTATCAAATACATTCAATCCCATAAATTGAGCAAGTAAATCTTTTCTCTCACTTTGGGATTTATCAATGAATATAGAATTATTACCTTGTAAAGATAATGCAGTCAATACAAAATCTTCATACTTACCGACATATTGTTCAATGACTTGGTTTGTATCTCTTCTTTCGGTTCCATTTAATGATACCTTTTCATCACCATCTTCATACCAAAAGTTTACATCTACTTTTACATTCTTACCTTTGTTAATTGTCTTTGCAGTTCTTTCAATAAAATAATCTACTCCTTCAATTTGAAAATGTAAATAACATCTAAAATCAGTCTTACGATTGTTTAAAATGTTTGCAGCTTTGAATGCTCTACTACTTTTATCATAAAGACAAAATGAAATAGCATCAAAGATAGATGATTTACCTTGTGCATTTGGTGCAAATAATCCCATCAATCCGTTTAACTTGTTAAAGTCAATTTTGTTATCTTCACCATAAGAGAACATATTGGAGAACTCAAATCTAATCGGTTTCCACATAATGTTTCTTAAAGTATCTTCATGTACAATTCTACTATTTACATCTCTGTTAATCTTTTCCAATTCTGCCAAATCATTTTTATCAACAAATGGCATCATTCTCTCCACATACTCATTGATTAAAGAGTTTTGATAATTAATGTCTGAAATATCTTCAAAGTCTAATTTATTTTGTCTATCTCCTGTTTTCTTTTTTGATAATGAGTCTGTTCTAATAATTGTAAAGTCTTCAACACCATATCTCATTTTGATTTCTGCAATTACCTTTTTGGTATCTGCTGTATCGGTGTTTGACAATCTTACTCTTAAACGAGGATGTTTTGGCATATCATTTACAACTGGAACTTTACCATTGTCAATATCCATCGTATAATAACCATAATCATTTGGTAAGTCAATTTCTTCGTAAGTCATTGTGTCCAAATCCCAAGCTAAGAAACCATGTTTACCCAATGTTTCACCAAAGTTTTGTTGAACCAATGAACCGGCATAAACTACCTTACAACCTTTCGGACTTATCATCTCCTGGCGTTTATGAATATCACCCAATAAGGCTAAATCAAAACCATCAAATATATCCGTTGTAAAATGTCTACTACTTACCACATAACCTATATCAGTTTGAGAATTATCAACAGGTCCGTGGAATAATGCAATCTTTTTATCACCAACCAATTTATCAGCAGTAATCCAATTGTCTTTATTATCCAAAATTGAAAATACTGAAAAATCAACACCACCAATAGAAAATACCTGTGTATCTCTTAGGTAATAAAAGTTTTCCAATTCTAATGCATCTACGATAGGAGTAAGAACATCCATTCTATCCATATTGTTCATATTACAATCGTGATTTCCGGTAATAAGAATTGTAGGACAAGTTTTAGCACACTCTTTGAATAACCAACTAATCTCATTAACTAATTCTGGACTCATTTCCAATTTAGCATGAGCAATATCACCTGCTAAGTAAATGATTGCATCTTCGGTTCCTCTTTTACGGATTTCCTCAAACATCAATTCAAATACCTGTCTATACTCTTTGTGTCTTTTTACATTACGAATATGGACATCCGCAATATGATAAATTTTCTTTAAACTCATAATGAATTTATTTTATTTAACAATAATTCTTCCGAAGTAAACTCTTTAGTTTTCTTTAGTTCTTCATAGAATTTTTCATACCCCATATCGGCGGCATCTTTATCTTTTAGATACATCATTTTTACATGTATCCCATTTTTTCTAAAATACTCTGCAGCTTTTAATGCTTCATTGATTGCATCGTTGTCCAATGAAATAATGATATCACTAACACCACTTAAAAATATCTTTTGGACTAATTCTTTTGATGGAAACTTACCCAATAAAGGTATTGCATTTCTCTTAATTGTAATTGCATCAAATACTCCTTCACATAATATGATTGGTTCTTTCCAATTAACCTGTGAGTCTAAACATATTACATTTTTACTGATTGGAGGGTTTTTGTATTTCATTTTCTCTTCTGGGTAATAAGAACGAGAAACAAAGTAATTTAATGAACCATCGGAATTATATGATGGAACAATCACTCTTCTTGCATACAATCCTTCTTTACAATACCCTATGTTATATTTGATTATATCCTTTTCAGTAATACCTCTTTGAGTAAGGTAATTGATTGCATGTTTATATTCAGGATTAAACCCCTTTGGAGGTTCACTAAGACTAATAAATTCTTTTGGTAGGGAAATGAACACCTTTGTATCGGCATCCTCTAATTGTGGGTTATATTGAGAATCTCCATAGATTTCTCTAATAATTGAAATAGTCTTTCTATCAACATCCAATCTCTTTAATAAAGATGTCAATTTCTTACCACCACTATTACAAGTCCAACAATGCCACTTTTGGGTTTCCGTATTAACTTGTAGTTTTGGTTTATGATGATTACAAAAAGGACAATAAAATGCTAACTCATTTCCTTTTAGGGTGAGATGACTACCTAACACACCGGTTAGAGTAGATACGACTATATTCTTATCATTTTGCTTCAACACCCCCTAAATATACAACAAATATTTGATATTACCAAATATTTTAAGGTCTATTTTCCTCTAAAAACCACTCTTCTGGGATAAATTTGTCGGCATACTTAAATCCGTTTTTTTCACACCACATTGCGTAGGTAGTTTTTGAGTTTTTGCTGATTTTGTTCTTTGAATTGGAAAATACGAAACGAATGTCCAAATTAGGGTTTTGTTCCTTTACTAATTGGTGTTTCTTACGGTCTGCAGCAACAAATCTACCTTTTGTTTCTACCCTGATACCATTAGGTAACTTAAAATCAGGATGGTAATTGTGAGATGAAGCAGGGATGATGTATTCAACCTTTTCAGTTTCATATTCTACCGGTATTCCTCTACTTTCTATTTGAGATGATATAGACTCTTCTAAACCAGACTTAAACCCATACTTCTTCGCAACCCATTTAGAGTTGTTCTTTTTCTTTGTAACTTTTTTAGCCATTAAATCAATTTATTTTGTTCTGTCTTTCTTACCGTATGGTGTAGTATCAGTATATCCATTTTTTAAATATGAACTACCTCCACCGATTGTTCCACCTGCAAGACCATATCTATTTTTTGTCGGTGAATTGTTTTCAAATGCAGCAATTGCTTTATCGTCTGCGTTTTTTGTTCCAGAAAAATCAATACCTACCGAATATTTTGTTTTGTCTTTTGCTTTATTTGCATCTACCAAATCTGCAGCAGGTTTACCTTCTTGCCAACCACCTGACTTTTGTTCATTGTATAATTCTAAAATAGTTTTAGCCATATTATTTGTTTTTAAGTATAAATATAAGATTATGTATCAAATCGTACAATAAAGTTTACAGGAATAGCTGGTTCTGACTTTATTGGTTGTGGAAGTTTAGCTACGGCAACCAAATCACAGTTATCATCATATAAACCAATTGTGGTTATAAATGGTGTTAAGAATGAACCAGTTGTATCTACGGAACTACTTAAATCATAATGTTCAAATCCTGCTAAATTAGTTCCCGTTGAACCACTATATCTATAATCCAAAGTATCACCATTTTCTAATATAGATTTTTTACGAATATACTTACTTCCCGCTTTGGTTATTGTTTTATAAATCTTACCATCCGAGCCAGTTACAAATCCCGTTTCTTTTCCAACTTCTATAATTGCAGATGGGTTTTGAGATACATTAAATTCATCTTCATTTACAATCAACAAGTATTCGTGTTCGTATATTGTTTGTGTCGATTTAAATGATAAATCCCAATTTGACAATAACAATTCATTAACTGCCCTTGTAATAACAATCAATCCTTGAGTATAGAAAACATTACCTATTTTATTTACACCACCCGCACCTTCTAAGAATGGAATATTATCTACTACCATTACACCGGTTTCAATATCAAAACTTATAATGTTCATATCGTAATTATCACCATTATAAGTTAATTCAAATATTCCGGATTGAATATCAAAGCCCGCAGTTTGAAATGATGCAGTATATGGTGTTGTGGCAATATCTACAAATGTTATTTCATTTGCTTCTAAATTAATTGAGCTAATGATGATAGTATCACCCGCCGCGTCTATTAAATTACCGAAAGTATCATCTACATATGTTTTATCATTATTATTGATAAAAGTTACAGACCCCTTTTTAATTCCTTCACCAACATATATTTGTGGAATTGAAATTACTTTTGCCGAACCACTTAAAAATCTATCTCTACCGGTTTCACTAATTTCATATGTGTTTTGTTTATCACCAAATCTTAAAAAAGGATTATCTTCTAATTGATTATAAAATTGAGCTCTTAATTGTCCGTATATAGAATTTTTAGGATAATAACTGGAAGATACACTTGAAGTTGCGTTTGCTTCCAATAATGTAATTTCCGTAGATGTTTCATCAAAACTCCACTCCTTATGTGCCTTAAAAGGCCTAATACTAATATCCGACTTTGGTATTCTTTTTAACATATCTACTATAAATATCTTAAAACTAAAAACCCACCAAATTAAGGTGGGTCATAGTTTTTATTTTTATTCTCCGATTAGAAATCTAATTTAACTTTGATTGCAACTTCCTTATCAAATGATTTTTCAATTGGTTTAGAAGTTTTTGCAACTGCTAATAATTCATTTGCGTCATCATAAAGACCAACTGTTGTAATATAAACTTTAGGGTCTCTTTCAAATGATGATTGAACAAATTGTCCAACTGAACCAGTTACGAATGTTGGGTTGTTTGAGAAGTTAAATTCTCTATTGTTTGCTCTTACGAAGTAATGAGATGTAGAAACATTCTCAGTTCTTCTCACTTGGAAATCAGAACCACTAGCTAAAGCGTGTAATACTGCAATTGAACCAGATAAACCAACATTTACTGAAGCAGATGTTGAGTTATTGTGATAAACATCTTTAATTGAAGAACTTGCAGCTGATAGGTTTGGATTAACACCAGCAGATAAAGCTGCAGGGTTTAATAACATAATTCCCATATCAGGATAGAATAATCCCCAACCTTGTCCGTTAGACGCGGTGTAAGTATTAATAGATGCAGTTAATGCACTTCCTATTTCTAATGAACCACTAACCAAGTTGTAAACTCTACCTGCAGTTGTTACATTCTCATCAGTTCCACCACTATCGTCAATTAAAGTTACAGTACCTAATGTACCAACTAATTTTAATGAAACATTACCTGGGTCTAATCTTTCTTTGTATCTAGCTCTATTCACATTAATTGCGTAGAAATTTCTCAAATCATGAGCTCCTGCAGTTGAACCACTATAAACACTAAAATATGCATCTGCACTATCCAATAAAATATTCTTATATTGATTATAAGTTGCCTTTGTTGGAAGTGTAGAAGAATCGGTTTGGTCTAGTGTAGGTGCACCATATCCATCAACATCACCATACGCAATTGAGAATTGAACCTCAGCAGCATCAGAAGAAGTTAATGCGTTATACACATCAATGTAGTATTTACCACTCACACCTGCAACTTGTGCAGAAGAAGTGTATGTTGCATTTACTGCTAATGAACCTGTATCACCACTCCATATTCCAGAAGTTACGATTTCAGTTCTGTTAGTTACTTTGTCAATTGTACCAAATTTTTTGTAGATACCATTTGTGATTGTAGTGATATCTGAACTGATTTGTTCACCAGTTCCTAAAAATTGGTTTACGATTCTAACTAATTCGTTAGTATCTACTGGAGTTCCTGCAGTGTTTGCTGCACTAGCTAAGTAAGTAGATATATTACTTGCTAAAAGGGCTCCTCTATTGTCTCTTATTACTGCCATAGTATTTTATTATTGAACGTAAGTTACTGTTACTGGAATAGTTTGTGAACCACCCGTTTCGTTACCATAAACTGTAATAGTTGTTTTGATAGTCGAAGTTAAAGATGGGTTTGGAATAAATTTGAAAGATAAACCTTTAGCGATTGAAGCTGTTGCAGATACATCGTCTCCGATGAATACTGGAACTGAACCAATATCAGAAGTTACACCTTCACCAATAATATCACCTGCGTTTTTGTTAGATAATACGATTGTATATCCTAAACTTCTATTTCCTGCAGGAGATGTGGTTGGAGATAATGCAACCTCACCACTTTTTTGATTTACTGCAATGTTAGGAACACCAAATTCAACAACTGGAATTCTAGTTGTATTTTTTGGTAAAGTTACTAACTTATACTTCATTACTTGAGTTTCATCAGGATTAGCTTCTAATACAGGCATATTTTTAATAGCTGCATCATAATAAGCTGAACCCAACGGGTGAGCCGGTTCGTAAAGTGTGTAATCAATCTCATCATCTGCTAATGCAAATTGAGTGATGTTTAATCCTTGTCCAGCTGCTAATTTTTCTCTACCTTTTTTTGTTAAGATAGCGTCAACTGTTAATTCGGTATTACTTAAATATCCCATAGTATTGTATTAAATCTTTGTTTATAAATATAATAATTTTCAAATTCCGTTATTCTACTTCCAAAATTGGTTCAGAGGTATTTCTACCTGTTCTATTTACAGTCAATGTATTAGGATTAGATACAAATGTTTCAATCGGTGGAGTACCATCTAATGTAGTTGCCGCCGTATTTTTTGAACCTCTAAAGAATGAATTTTCCAAACCTCTTGTTAAATCCGATGTATTTCTATAATGTGTTTTCAAATATCCATCAACAGGAACTACCGATACAATATTACCTTTTATAACTGGTACTACCGAACCAGAAAATGGTTGTATATTCAATTTAGTTTCAGTATATGTTTGTATATCTGATATATAACCACCTCTCGGGTCACCTAATCCATTTGCAGAAGCCGTTACAGCAAATTTAGTTACTATTCTTTCTTTTTCTTCTGTGATTAATTGAACTCTAACTCTTTCTTTTACTCTTCTATTATTTTTATCAAAATATGTTCTAATAGCAGAACCACTTTGTGCATAAATACCAAATCCAACCATTTCATATGCAGATTGACCAACTATTTCTAAAGGTAATTCAATTTCTGCCAATATAGTTGCATCTCCCAACCCAGCATCAATAATTACTTCCTTTTGATAATTTTCAGCAGATGTTAATGTAGTATCTTCGGTATTTATTAGACTATCATATTGATAATTTTCTGCAATAGTATTTTGTACCGATGCAGTATAAATTATAGTTTCATATTGATTATTCTCTGCAAATAAATTCTCAGATAAATCTGCATTAACTATTGTATCATATTGATTGTTTTGTGCCCCAACTAATGTAGTATCTTCGTAATGAATTGTTACTTGTTTTTGATAATCATCACCTGTTGGTTTTTTTCTTGCAATCTTACTTCTTTCCAAAATATGTGGTTCAATTAATAAACCGGTAGTTGCCTTAACTCTTGCAGGTAACATCTTCTTAATATCTTCAAACATTGATTTCTCATATAGTTTGATTAAGTTAATGTATGCGTAAATGTCTCTACCATCAAATCTTTGGAAATAATAATTTCTCAAAGAATCTAATCTTTTATAATTTGATTTATAATCATCCGATGGGTCACCAATATAGTTATCTAAATTTAAACCACCAAAAGCTTTTGCAATATCAATATTCAATTCTTTTGTAGGAGAGAAGAATAAACCAACTCTATTAGAATCAACAGGTGATTGGTCAAACGCCTTTTTAGTTGCTCTACTTTTAGATGATAAATCTGCAATTAAAGTTTGTTCTTCGAATCTAACTTTATTTGTAGAATATCTAGTAGAACCGGCAGTTGGTATTTCCAATGTAACCGTTCTATCTATAGCTTCAAATTGATAAGGATATGATGTTATATTATCAAATCCACTTGCGGTTACATATAGTAATGGAGATGGGTTTTCTGAATATAATGATGCAGTTGTTCCATTTTCATAATTATTTCTTGTTAAACTATTTTCAAAATATACATTAGTATCAACATTTATTAATGAAGATGTTCCAACCGTTCCATATAAATTTTTAGGATATTCAAAATCCAATCGTAAATATAAATCATCGGTAGATGCGGAAAGGTGATTACCATTAATCATTTCAGGAAAAGAAACGTGTTCATAAAATCTTTCAGTATCTAAAACATCAGACCACATACGGAATTCATCTACACTACCGGAATAGTTACCACCCAAATATATAGTAGACCCATTGTTCCAATTGGTTGTTGCGGATGCACTAACCGATTGTTGGAATATTGTTTTTTCTTTATTAGATTGTCTTACATCCAATTTTAATCCATTAGAACCACTACTTACCGATATACCAAAGAAATTACCATTAAATATTGGTAAGGATGTCGTTGAAAGAGATGTAGAACCATCGTAATTAAATACAACACTACCAAAATTACTATTATTAGAACCACTTAAACTCACATTCCAACCACTACCACTAATTAAAGTATAGTTTGAATTTGTTGCAGGTTTTACAAATAATTCTATTGTGTTTGGTTTTCTACCTTTTTCAGTATTCTTCCATTCCATTGAAATAGAAGATGTTAAATTCATTTTTAACGCAGTAGTTACATTGTCAAACTCAAATTTAGTTTTATTTGTAGTGGTTACTTCTGGTCCACCAAATTCTAAAATTGAAAGATTAGATGATGGTATACCATAACAACTTAATAATGCATATACACCCCTTCTTGTACCTTTATGTTTCAATAAGTAAGGTAAGTTATTTACAATTCTTCTCCAAACTTCATATGTTCTTTTCTTTGCAGGATTTGTTTCTTTAACATTACCATCTTTATCCATTCCAAAAACATAATTCCACAATTGACTATCTGCAGCTAAGTTTTTAGCATCCCAGTTAAATGATTTTAATACATCAAATAAAAGTTTATCGGAAATACCATCTTTAGATTTATATCCTAAATTTCTACTTTTTTCAATTGACTTAGTGTGAAAATATATGTTATCAAAATGTTGTCCTATCATTGAAAAGAATAATAAGAAACTTTGGTTTTCATTATTATTTACAATGTATTGTGGAATATTATTTTGAACCCAATTTGGATTGTTTACATCATATGATTCTGCCAAATCTATTGTATTGTCATACCAACCTGTGTTATTTATGTTTGTTACCAAAGTAGAATCACTCAATTCTCTAACATTACCCGTATAAGGCCATGACATAGATGAAGATGTATATAAGAACTTTTCAAATCCATCAAATCCCTGAATTAATTGTTCTTTTTTAATTCTTTGTCTTTCTATTTCTTTATTTGATTGTAAAGTTCCATTCCAAGAAGCTGTTTGTGCATTTTCAATGGCCTTTTCATATATTTCAATTAATTGTACTTTATAAACAAAGTTATCAACTCTTTCTTTAGCAGAAGAGAAGTGTACAAAATTATTCCATGCATATGTAGAACCTGTAACATATTCAATATTTAAGTCATCCGTATTTATTAAAGAACCACTTAAAAATTCCGATATTAAATTTGTAGATGAAGAAACGGAAGAACTTAAAATTAAATCATCTAAAGATTCATAATTTGTTGATTGTCCTTTTACAAAATCAACATCTATATTAAAATTTGGCCCCTTAAGTGGAGGACAACTTAATGTATTTTGTTCAGTTAATACAACAGTTTCAACAAGAGGATTTGTCAATAATCTTGTTATCCAAAATGTTGAATTTTCGGTTATATTTGATGCAAGTGGTGAATACAATTTTAAAATTAAAGATGGAACTTCTTTTGTAATTACTGTATTACCCAATTCATCGGTTTTTTTATCCGATAGTGTAAAATTATCTTCTTCCCAAGATGAAATTATGATTTGTTCATCATTACCAAAGTTAGCAAGATGTGTTAAATATTTACTTTCTTTTTCCGGCTCTGTAAATTTTATATTTTGTACAAATGCATCAAACAATGATTTTTTAAGTATATCTTCATCCAAATTTATTTTCGGAATAGATAACATTGTTTTTATTTCATATTCATTACCAACCAATTCTTGTGAACCTAATCTATTATATGGTTTAAATATTAAGGTTACATTATCACTTCCATTCCATTTTGTAAACTTTGTGGCTAAATCTCTTAAATTTATTTTAAGTTTACCATTTGGTGTTAAATTTTTAAATAATACAATTTTGGTATTATCTTTTTGTAATAATTCAACATCAATAGACGAAACTGCAAAAGAATTCCACTCTATTTCGTATTCTATTTGAAAATCAGAAAAAGAAGGAATATCAATTACACTAGGTGCTATAATTTGTGTAATTGATGGAAAATCGTTTACACTTATAAAATTAATAAGAATATCAGTTCTATCTCCTGTTCCATATAAATTACTATAAGGAACTACAATTAATTTTTTACTACCATAAACACCACTAAAATCATTTTTAAATGATAAATCCAAAACACCACTATTAGCGTCTACTCTAATTTTTTTGTCTGATGTTAAATAAAAATCAACAAAGTCTGCATTAGATGTTTTAAATAAAATACTTACCTTTGTATCCGTATCCGAATCTTTTACATTAAAATCATATTTTGTTGTTGGAATAGAAATTATTGGTTTGTCAAAACCAATTTCTTTTTCCATTACAACCGAAAAGGCCAAACCACCAGTTAACAATTCCGATGCAGGTAATGTATTTGAAATGTTACCAACATTCCATTTTGAAAAATCATTTGGATAAGTTTCGGCTATCTTTCTATTAGCCCAATATATTTTTAATATCTTATAATTTGCAGGTAAATCTCCTTTTATATTTAAAGATACATTACCATTTGTAAGATTTGACTTTAATAATTGTTTGTTATCCGTATTATAATCCGATAGAGTTAATTTATCGGTATCCAATGTAGTATCTCCTGAAACGATGTTGTATTCCAATGTCAATAAATGACCAACTTCATTTTGTAAATTTGATATGAATATTATTTCATAATTTATCAAATAATCGGTAATGATTGGATTTGGTGTAGGATTTGTTGGTGTTGGTATTTCAGGTGATGCTGGTGGAACAATATTAACTGGAATAGGATTAAATTCAACCGTACCTCCACCACCGAACGAAGTTCCAATAAATTCAGTATTTAGATTGTTACTTTGTTCGTCATTTGTGAATGGCCCAACTGGTCCTTCAATATCAGTATTTTGTCTATATTGTCTATCGTATCTTATTGACATTTATTGTTTTTTATAAATATTTCTATTTAATTTTATTTTTGGCCATTTACAGTTAATGACTTATCAACTTTACCAAATTGGTCTCTATTAATCATATTGCTATATGTATCAACGGCCGTTCTTTGATTACCACCGGAACCTCCCGTCATTGCTCCACCACCATAATTAGGTGTAGGTGGAATATAAACCGGTTCAGCCGTAACCGGTAAAACATCAGCCTTTATTGGTTGAACTACTGGTATTGGATTTTTTATAACCGAAGCAACTGGTGTTTCAACTTTATCATTGAAATTTACATTTACTTTACTTGGATTATAAACATTTCTTTTAACTTCTGAAAATGTAGAAAATGATTCTATATTATTTTGAATTTGTTTTCTCAATTCTGTGATTTCAAATTCTTTTGGTAATTGTTTTATATCGGTTGTTCTTCGTCTTAAACTTTTAATATTAAAATCTATACATCTATTTAATATAGATTGAATTTCGGATATCATCATTGTAAAATCATATACCTCAAAATCATCAAATCTTATTTCGGATGGTTTGCCAAAATTGGATTCACCAATAGTATAATATTTGTTTGTTAAATAATATGTCGTTGAATATTTAAAATCTTCAAATATTTTATTTCTAAATTTTGCAAAATCGTTTAACCCAAAATCTTTTTTTATAATATTAAAAAAATCTTTACCAAATTTGGTTTCCAAATGTGTATCTATTTTTGTTAAAAACACATTATCGAATGAATTTAATGTATCTAATAATTGTGTTTTGTAATAAATAAAATCTTTGTTTAAACTTTTAAGATTTTTGAATTGATTATTTGTTATTTTATTGACATTCTCATCTTTCGTTTTTAAAGGCAAAATTCTAATTTCTTCTCTTGAAGGTGATATTTCTTGCACCCATACTTTGGTTAATTCATTTTCAGAACCAACTTTGTTTCTTACAAAATTTATATTAATTTTAAAAATACCATTTTTAAAACCCAAATCATTTAATAACTTTTCTACATTAATAGCAAGTTCTCTTTGACCACCTTTGTTTGTAAGGTTATATAAATAATTTTTAATATCACCTGTTTTTATATAAGCAACATTATTTCCTGATTTTTGTGGTAATAAATTATTATTAATGTCATAAACGGATACTTCCATAACATCATACTTTCCAACACCAAAATCTGTTTTTTCTATTTCATTTTTAGAAAGTATAAACAAATCTTTATCCTGTATGAATTTGCCTTCATTTGCAGAATTGGAGTTTATAGATTCAATATTTGTATATTTTTTAATACTCATAATTTATTTTATTTACCAACTAGGATATGATTTATTATGTTGAATATTGATAGTGCTATCAAATGTTTTTGATTCACTTGTTCCATCATTTCTAACAATTTTAATAACAGTTTGTCCCTTTTTATTGGTACTATGATTATTGTAATAATCTCTCCATTTAAAGTTTCCACCCATTTTAAAATCTATTTTTTCTGTCTGTGATGGACTGATTGTGAATTTTGTTTTTGGAACATATAAAAAATCTGCAGGTAATATTTCAACACTTATTGGGTCTTTATCATTATTTGTTATTGATATAGAACTACCATATTTAAATTCAGTATCACCTGTTTTATTATTAACAGCCAAATATATAATTGGTTTACCCTCTTCAGCTTTTGGATTAAATGATACTAAACCAACTTTGTTAATTAACTCAGCACCTGCAGCCAATGCAGATTGTTTAAGTGACTCCACAATTGTTGATTGATTTTGAACTGCACCCAATTGTGATTGTAATCCATCTATTATTGAGTTTAAAGAATCAATTTGTTTAATTAAAGCTTCAATCTGTGCCTTAAATCCTTCATTTTGTGATTGTAAAGAACCTCTTAATATAGATTCATCTACCGACTTTTGAAGAGATATTGTTATTTGATTTGCAAAATCACCGATTGTAGCCGTTAAAGTATCTATTTGATTTGTTAATAAATCATTTATTTGTTCAATTGAAAGTCTATTATTTATTTCACTTTGAACTTGTGCCTTTAATGATTGTACTTCTGATGTTAAATCGGAAATTGTTGTATTCAAATTTGTAACTTGTACTCTTAAATCTGCACTTGCACTTAATTCTAAATTATAAATGGGTCTTGGTACTAAATCTAAATTTGAATTTGGAATATTTGGTGCCAATTCCTTTACCTGAACATTAACAGCTTTTATTAATTCTTCGTTATCATATTTAGATTTTGTCAATCCTTTAAATACCAAAGAAGATGCAATATTGGAATTATCTACCACATTAACACCATATTCATTTCTATTTATTGCAGCAGAACCAGATACACTTAAAATTGATTCTAATTGTTTATCTTTTTCTTGTTGTAATTTTATTGATATTGCCTCTAAATTAGTCATTTATTAAACTATTTCAAATGTTAATTTTTCGTCTATAATAGTAGATATTCCACTTTCAACTATTTTCAATTTTAATCTATAAGTTCTACTCATTGGTAATGTTGATAAATCTATTATAAAATAATTTGAAGTAGAATCACAACTTACTTTAGTATACTCACCAAATGGAAATATAATTTCACCTGTCTTATAATCTTCTATTTGATAGTAAGTTGTTGTTGGTAAATATTTAGTTTGGTCGTATTCGAATGTTGTTCCAAATGATTTTAAAGGATACATATCTCTACCTTTAACTCTTATTTTTATTTTTTGGTTTTTAGGATATTCTTTTTTCAAATTTGAAACTACAACTTTATAATCCGAATCCGATGCAGAACCTGTTACGGGTGTTAAACTTCCAGTAACAAATGAACTATCATCCCATACTAATTCTAATTTAGGTTCGTATATTGTATTAGTTTCTTTTGAAAAGAATTTAAGAACACCATAATCTAATGTATTTGCTTCATTTTCTAAACTATGATGAACAATTAAACCATTATTTGGTAAAGAACCACTAACCCATTGATGCATAATATTTGTTACATCCATTCTAACATCATCCAATTCATATGAATAAGATTGAGATGCAGAACCCGTTATATACCAAGTACCACCTTCTGCATTTGCAGAACCCGTTGTACCACTAACATAAACTGCAGTACCGGCAGTTACATTTTCTTGCCATTTATCTACACCATTTCTATATTTCCAACTAATACCATCCGTTGTAATATTATCAAATTTTGTACCAGTTCCCATTATCCAACTTTGAGATACAGCATTTGCATAAATTGTATATTCCAAAGGTATTTCTTCTGAATTTGCCGCTTTTAAATTTAAAAAAACTTTCCAATTGTTATTTGCAATTGTTTGTATATCCGTTTTAATTGAACCCGTATCAAATTTTAATAAAGTTCTAGCTATATCCATAGTAGAACCATAATAAAGTTTACCTACTTCTAATATTTCATCTCTACCAGTATTCTGGTCGGGTTGTTGTAAGTAGATACTTGCATCGTATGATGATGTATAAAATTTATGCATTATAAAGCCCTCCCTTTTATGTCTTTATTTGGATATTTAACTTCGAATATTGAAGGGTCTAAAGATGGATATACAATCTTACCTTTAGTAGCTTCATCTATGTTATATCTATTTGTTGAATAATTTCCGTCACCACCACATAAGTTTGAAATTTTAACGGATGGTACACTCATAACTCCTTCTACATTTGCCAATATCAATTCTATTTCTGAAATGTTAATTGGTTTATTGAATGTCCAATTATCTATATTAAAATAATTTTGAACTTCAGTTAAACATTGTGTTATAACTTCTCTTTTATTATAATTTGAATAACAAATTACTTCAAAATCAACTCCTATGTTTATAATAAATCCGTTTATAATATTTACACCATCGGTTAACATTCTATATTCGGATATATAAGTTTTTAAATTTTGTTTAACAGCATCATTTAGATTTGTTAATTTTTTATTAGTATCATATCCCAAAACATACATATTGATTGCAAATGGATTGTTTACTTCCGCAATTGCAGTTTTCTTTTGAGTAAGATATTTAATTAATTCTTTTTGGATATCCTGTTTTGATAATCCTTTGATTGAATCCACCAAATTCGTAAACTCCGTAATATTTTTAGGGTTTGCAAGAATTGATGCGGGTGAATTATTGTCTATCTCACCATCCGGACTAACATATACTTTTGCAACACTACCATATCTTTCTGGCATTGACATCGCTCTAACTACATAATCCTCTTTTGTTACTGCTCTATTTTGAGAACCAAATGTTGCCAATGCATTTTGTCTAATCTCTTCAATTGATTCGGAACTTCTACCTCCAGTTGCAGCTGTTGAGTTTTCAACCGCTACTGATGTTTTGGTGTCGTTATATGAATTTAATTTATCATCTGGAATAGATAATAAATCATCATCAAAATCTATTCTTCTTATTTTTATTAAATCTCCTTCATTAACATTTGATTCAACACCACCACCAATCAAATATTTTATAGTTAATGTTTTTCCTGCCGGTGCAATACCAAATGTATTTGTTTTTAAGAAATTAGATGGGTCAATTCCTTGATTTAATCTTTGAACAGAATTTGCCAATCCCAATCCAACATTTTTTGAATTTGGTAAAATGATTTCATCATCCAATGAAACATCTCCACTACCAAATTGTAAATCAATTGTGTTATCCGAATTTACTTTAACACAAAATCTTCTTGGAACTTTTTGAACTTCTAAAACATATGGAACCGAACCTGAGTATTGATATAAATCACTATTATATTGTGTATTAGGTTTTTCTATAAAAATACTTTCTTGTGCCAAATATGGTACTTCATAGTATTTGTTATTATCTGCATCCGTTACTGATATTATTTGTATAATATTTGTATCAGGTAAAGTTATTGAAGGATAATTTGTATCGGAATCCATTGTAATGGTTGTACTAATTTCTTCGGCAGATATTGCTTTTACTTTTTTACTTATTAAATATTTTGAAGGAACACCGGTTACATCTCTTTCATAAACTTCAATTTCTCTACCGTCTTCGGATGAAAAATCAACAGCATCTATTGTTCTAAATACAATTGATGTATTTGTATTTGATTCAACTTCCATCCCATCCTTTATTCTTAAATAATAACTTGCATCAGGAACATTTCCATTTGCAGGAACTAACTGATAAACAATGAGTTCAGAAACAGCTGGTGTTGTAACTTTTGGTTTATAACCCATTTGTTGTGCCAATGCCATAACATTCTTCCTTTCAGTTGCATGTACTAACATTGATTCTTTTAATTGTATATCTTGATAAAAAGATAACATATCACCAATAGCGGATGCCTGGTCTATGAATATTGTACCAGGAGAAGCTTCGGAAAAATCAGAATATTGATTTGGAAAATATGTTTTGGTAAATTCAACTAAATTTTGTTTTAAAGTAGCAAAATCTTTACCGACATATGATAAATCTTTATTTCCTATATTATTTAAAGGTTTAATTGCCATTATTAATTATTTACATTTATTTGTAGTGTTTCTGATAAAGTTGGGTTTGATACTAATGAAAATTTTATATCCAAAAATATTTTATTATTGTCTATATCATTGTTATCATAATCAAACACAATTTGGTCTATTTTTATATATGGCATCCATATGGATACGGCATCTAATATTACAGACTCTATTCTATTTTCAATTAAACTTTCGTCTATTTGTTCAAATATTATTTTCCAAATGTCACAACCAAATTCTGGTTCCATAATTCTTTCTCCTTTATGAGTTAGAATTAAATTTTTTAAACTATCCTTTGCTTGAGTTAGTGTAGTATAATTAACTGCAAAAATACCACCCGAATCGGAACTTCTATTTATTCCAATTCCAAGTATTTTATAATCATTTTCCGTTAAATCGGTAACATTAACTTTACCTAACTCTATTGCCATTATTTAAATCTCTTTACTAATTCCGAATAATCTCTTGTTAATGCCTTTATTGTAGCATCTTGTAATTCATCACCAGTTGATTGAAATTGTTGTGGAATATTTTGAGGTACTTCCATATCTCTATAATCCATTGTTTCCCAATCATCTTCCATTCCTCTTTGTGGTTGTAACATATCCAATACACTACCACCAGTCATTCCTGGTGTTCCACCCTCTGCTCTTTGTGCAGATGTGAATGGTGTTGTCATATTTAAAATCTCATTAATCATAGGGTCTTTTGTGAACTCCTTTGTTTGTTGAGGTCTTTGTGTTTGTTGAACAGGTTGGGGTTTTCTAACAGCCACATCATATTGACTAACTTCAGTTAAATCTTTTAATGAAGGTGTTGATTTTTTTTGTGTGTTTAATGTAACCGCACCAGATTTAATAAGTTTAGCAACTTCTTCTTTTACTTGTTGTTTAACTTCGTTTTTAACAACTTCTTTGATTAAAGTTAATAAAATGTCTGATTTCATAATAATTGTTTGTATATGTTTAGTAATAAATATTGAAAGTTAAAATTTACCTTTTATGTTTTAGATACACCATTTAGTTTATCGGCAGATGCCATTAATTGTTGTTCATCATTTGTAATTATAGCCTTTAAAGCTGCTTGAAAGTCTTTATCTACCTGAGATTGACTTCCTTCGGTAAATCCTTTGACTAATTGTTTTGCAACGGTATTTGTTGTAATTCCTTCTCCACTATCAATCACATTATATGCCGTTCCTGCTGCAAGAGAAACCATATCTTTAAAATCCAAAGACTTTAATGGATTTGTCAAACTCAATGGTTTAACAAAATAACCAACCCAAGGTAACACTCCAGGAGCTGGAGGTGCAGGTGGTGGATATTGTGATGTCGTTATAAATAATCCCGATAAAGTTAATAAATGTACCGCAGCTGATATTATAAAATTTAAAAGCCATGGTGATACACTACCCATTGGTGGAACTGATATCGGTGTCCATACTCCAGGAAATATAACCAATCCGGTCACCGTTACTATATTTGTAACCGCTCCAGGAGTTGGTACCGTTGGTGGTTTTTGAGATAGATTTGCACCAACCCAATATGCGTAAATTGCTGGAGCAATATCTCTCAATAAATCACCATTTTTATTTAATTGTGTCGAACTTAATATTCCAACCAAAGTTGCCTGCATAAGTTCTTTATTACCTCTAATAACGGATGTACCATTACCACCTATTAAAGTAAATCCAGATTTAACTACCTTATCATATTCTTCGGTTAATGATTGTGCAAACCAATAATTTTCATTTATATTTGTTAAAGCTTTATTTGTTAAATCATTTTCAATAAAACTATTATTTAAAAAATCTAAATTTGCATTTGCTGCCAATTTTCCACCAATTTTATTTTTAGCAACATTTTCGGCCATTTCTAAGGCCATATTCAGGTAAAAATCGGTCCAGGAATTAGATATCCCTGTTAAACCCGATAATTTAGATGCCGAATTATATACATCCGTTGCTTTTGATAAATTAATAGCCATCTTATTTACTTAAGAAATTGGTAGAAGAAAGAATATCCTTTAATCTATTTGAAATACTAGTAAAATCGTTTAAGTTTTCAGGTCCCACTTTAGATGGTCCAGATGGTGTTAGATAATTTGTTGCACCTATTGCAGCAATTAAGTCTTGAAATATACTAATTAATTCACCACCCAATACCATTTGTTGTACAGGTGCACCAACTTGTCCTGCTCCTTGGTTTTTACCTAAATATATTTTTCCACTATCTGAATTTAAAAATATTTGATTAGAACCTTCGGAATGAATTGTTATATTTTTCTTATTGTGAAAATATATTTCTTTTTCTGCGTCAATAGAATAATTACCATCGGTAATTACTCCCGTATTTCCTTTACCAAAAATAATAAATTCTTTTGATTTTGCCGATAAAACAATTCTATCGGAATTTACAAATAATTGGTCACCACTTAAATCTTTTGAATTTGGGTAATCTTTAAATGCTATTTTTGTTTTTTGTATAGTTTCTTTAAACGGAACTTTTACTTTATTGGATGTCATATACACCGATGTTCCATCTCTGTTTATATCTTCATCAACCAATTCACCAATTTTTTTATCATCCAATTGTGGATTTTGTTTATTACGAATGAATATTGATGGTGATGATGTTTTATCATCTTCCGTTAAGAAAAATTCACTAAAACGAATTGTATTGCCAACTCTACCACTTATAATAGTATCACCCTGTTTAGGTTTTATAAATTTTATCTTTTCTCTTATATTGTAACCAATTTTATCTTTTTGATTAGAGTTTGGATTTACCGTTTTACCTCCGGTTTTTGTTTGTTCTTTATATGTTTTTGAACTCTTATCACTACCTTGTGTATCTACCGGTCTTGTTGCTTTATATGTTATTGCATCTCTTCTATAATTTGAGTATGGAGTATTTGTATATGGTAACCAAAAAGTTTGGTTAAACATTTTCATAATAACAACAGTTTCACCTTTTATTGGAAATGTGAAATTATTTTTATCAAATGGAAATGCATAATCTTCAACCTCAAATGTATCTTCAAATTCGTAAGTTATCGCACCATACATTCTGGAATCAGTATCAGAAAAATTTTTATTATCATTATATACCGCAACACTATCTTCATCGTCTCTTTTAATGAAATTGGTATTGGTTGGATATACATTATTTACAATAGCTAAAAATGATTTTATTTCAGTCATTATAATTTAGTTTTAATTTCTTCAATTTCTATTTGAATATCCGTTAACTTCTCTTTGTTTTTTTCTTCTACTTGATTTATAGTATCTTCCATATCTGCAAGTAATTGTGCTTTTTCATTTTCACTTAACCAACCATCTTCACCAATACCCTTAGCTTCTGCAGCTGCAAGTCTTTGTGCAATCGTTGCAAGTTTAATTAAGTGGTCATCATTCTTAACTGATACCTCAATCAAATCTTTTATGATTGGTGCAATAACCGTTGCTTCACCAACATTACGAATTAATTTCCTTAAAGATTCAATCAATTCGGAAATGTTTTTCTTTTTGTTTTGTTGGTTTTCGTATATATCTTTAAACAATGATGATAGATTTTTACCATCAAATAGTTGAAATTCTGTTGCCATAATTCTATTTTATATACTAATAATTATTTACTTATTAAAAACTTACCTAAAACCAAGTAATCCATATCACAATTATTAAATGTCCAAAGTGCTTTTTCTGGGTCATTTGTCATTGTGTGGTCTTTTAAATTGAATGATGTATTCAATAGAATAGGTGTTCCTGTTAGTTTTTCAAACTCTTTTAGTAAATCATAGTAAATTGGGTTATCTTCTCTTTTAAGTGTCTGTATTCTTGCCGAATTGTCAACATGGGTTACCGATGGAATGTTTACTCCACTTCTAACTTGAACAACTTGATTCATATAAGGAACATCTTCTTGTGATACAAAATATTTCTTATAATCTTCATGGGTTACCGATGGAGCAAATGGTCTAAACATCTCTCTCTTTTTGACAACCTTATTAATTCTATCTCTGATATCAGATAAATGTGGATTACCCAATATAGAACGATTACCCAATGCTCTTGCACCAAATTCAGTTCTACCTTGAAACCAACCAACTATATTTCCATCGTTAATTAACTTTGCAACTTCTTTACATAAATGATTCATACTATCATACATCATAATAGAATTACCTTGAACTCTTTTTTGCAAAATGATTTTAAGTAATTCAGGATTACTCCATTCTTCACCCAAATAAGGAGATTGATTATCACCACCTTTTACTTTTGGATTACCCAATATAATGTGATGTTGATACAAACATGCACCTATTGCAGAACCAGCATCCGATGGTGCAAATGGAACCCACACATTCTTAATTGATGTGTATGTTTTTATTTTACCATTAGCCGTTCCATTGTATGCACATCCTCCACCTAATACTAAATTCTCACTATTCCAAATATTGGTTATTCTATTAATAGTAAAATATAAAGCACTTTCATACCATCTTTGTAGTGATGCTGCGAGGTCTTTATGATGTTGTTCTATTGGTTCATCTTTGAAACGAGGTGGAAATCCAATCAAATCAATCAATTTATGATTAAACATATCATTATCGGATGTTTCCCATGTAAAATATTTCATATCCATCTTTACGATATCATATTCACCACCAATGGTTGCAACCCTATCAAATATAGTATGGTATCTTTGTTTATCACCATATGGTGCCAATCCCATCACTTTATACTCACCTTCGTTTGGTTTAAATCCCAAATAAGCAGTAAATGCCGAATATATCAATCCCAATGAATGTGGGAATTGTAAAGTTTGTATTTTATGAAACCCTTTACTATCACACATTGTGGCATATATTGAATGTCTTTCACCAACTCCGTCAATTGATAATCCAATTGCGTTATCAAATGGTGATGTGTAATATGAAAGTGCTAAATGTGATAAATGATGCTGCGTGTAAGTAATAATTCCCTCATATCCAATAGACCACAATAAAGGCTTCAATGCACCTTCATCCATATTCCATCTTTGTTTAAAATTTTTCCATTTTTTCGGATATCTTAAACCACCCCACTTACCAATAGTTTCTTTAACTCGTTGGTATTTGTCATCCGGATTTTCATACCAACAAACCATATCAACTTCGTCAATTCTTATTTTTGTATAATCCAAACACCATTGAATTGCCTTAAACGGAAAAGAACTATCGTGTTTAATTCCCGATAGTTTCTCCTCTTCTATTGCACATATTACTTTACCATCTATAACGATTGCAGCTGCTGAATCGTGGTAAAATCCTGATAAACCTAATTGAATCATAATTAAATTTTTATATCACCTTCTCTATCAAATTCGTTATATAATTCCATTTGTCTTTCTTTCATTTTATTGACAACTTTAGTTATATAATGAGTTGGATGTCCGGTCATTTCTCTAATAAGTAGATATAATGATTTTTTATTAAAATTTTCTATGTATTCTGCTCTTCTAAATAATTCCAATACCGAATCTGCAATTTGTAAATCTCTTTTCTTTGGAAAATAGTTTTCTAAGTGTTTATCCCAATATTGTAACATTCTAACATTAAAAGTTCTATGTTCATCATTTCTTTCCTCTTCTCTAAAATTATTTTCAGTATCAAAAGACTCAGGTAAACCAGACATTATATCGGTATCTTTATATCTCTTATAGTTTGCATTGTTATTTAAGATAAGATAATTTCTTGCAACAATTGTAAAGTAAGAGAATGCTTTACCTTTACCATTTTTATACATATGAATCTTTTCAATCATAAATGCAACAACTTCTGCCATTACATCTTTTGGGTCATCATCAAAATATGTAAATTTCCATTTATTATAAACAATCTCTGCAAGTTTTTCAAATGCAGATGCAATTCTTTCTCTATATAATTTATCTTTTATATACTGGTCAGTTGTTGAATTATATTCTATTATTGCATCTTCAGTATCTTTTGTAAAATACTGTCTATTAGGGCCTCTTTTTTTTCTTTTAGTGACTGCCATATTATTGTCTTTGTTTGAATTTTTCGATAGTTTCTTTTATTTGATAAAATATAGAACCTACTTCATCATCCTTCTCAAACATTTGACGATTATCAATTTGTCTTAATGCCTCCAGTAATGCTTCGTTTCTTTGTAATTCCGATTCAATAAATAAATCGTTTTCTTCAATTGCATCTTCATACTTTTCTAACTTACCAAGTAAATTATAAACCGCATAAGTTAAAACTGCAGTAGATATTGTTAATGTTGTTATTACTATTGTTTCCATAAATTAAACGATTTCGTATCCTTGTAAAAAATAATTATTTGCTTTTTTGTACTTAACTTCTACCAATTCACCTGTTGGTGACTTCATAACAATTAAATCGTTTCTACCATAGTTTTGTCTTTTTACAACTTGAGTATTATAAACTCTATCTTTAATGGTAAATCCATCTAAGTGGTCTATTTCATGTTGAACAATTACGGTCATCATAGTTTCTTTTGAAACACTTTCGTTTGCCTTATCTCCTTCTGGATTAATTTCAAAAGTCAATTCACCTAAGTTATCAGTTTGAACAACAATCTTAGAAGCTCTAATTGTTCTAACAGGTCTTTCAATAGTTGATGGAATTGATAAACAACCTTCATAAAAAAGAAATCCTTCTTTTGATTTTTCCTTAATAAATGGATTAACTAAAAATAATTCTTCATCACCAAAATTGATATAACAAGCTCTCTTCTTAATTCCAATTTGTGTTGCAGAAATACCTAAACCCGGATGTTCAACTAATGCCTGAGTCAATTTCATTCTTAACTCATCTGCCTCAGATTGTGTAATTTCTGTTTTAGGGGTTGGTGTTTTTAGATATTCTCTAAATTCTTTTGTTTCCAACCCTAATTGATTTTTGTCTACTATTAATTTCATATTTTATTTTTTTAAACCATATTTTATCCATTTATACCAAACTCTTTCGTGAATATAGTATTGAATGGGTTTATAAACTAATTCTGCAACACCAAATGCTGCACCTATTTTAATATCACCACTTACCCACCACATTATACCAAAACCAATTAAAGTTGATACAATACGATATGAGATAGTTTTAGCTATGTGTCGTTTCCTCTCTACTATCAT